GCCAGTCGATGGCGGAGTTGACGGCCGCGGTGCTGGCCGATTTCGACCGCATCGCCGTCAGCCAGTTCATCGTCAAGCCGGTGGAAAGCCTGGTGTCGTCGGTGGCGGCCAGCCTGTTGCCGGTGGCCGGTGCGCGCGCGGCAGGCGGGCCGGTGACGGCGGGCCAGACCTATCTGGTGGGCGAGAAAGGGCCGGAGCTGTTCACGCCATCGGGCGATGGGACGATCGTGCCCAATACGGCGCCGGGCGGACAGGGCGCGACTGTGACCGTCAACATCACTACGGCGGACGCGCAAAGCTTCATGAAATCCAAAAGCCAGGTGGCGGCGATGCTGGCGCGGGCGGTGGCCCGGGGAAACCGGAATCTGTAGCGCCCCTCTCTGCCGCAATCGCAACGGAGTCTTCCATCGTGAATTTTCACGACATCAGTTTTCCCCTGTCCATCGCCTTTCATTCCACCGGCGGACCCTCGCGCAGGACCGAGATCGTCACGCTGGGCTCCGGCTATGAGGAGCGCAATGCGGTGTGGGCCGCCTCGCGCCGCCGCTTCGATGTCGGCTCGGGCCTGAAGACCCTGGACGATCTGTATGCCGTGATCGGCTTCTTCGAAGCGCGCATGGGCCGGCTTTACGGATTCCGCTTCAAGGATTTCGGCGACTGGAAAAGCTGTGCGCCGGGCGTGGACATCGCGCCCACCGATCAGCGCATCGGGACCGGCGACGGCGCCGCCGTGTGCTTTCAGCTTGCCAAGACCTATGCCTCGGGCGCGGGACGCTGGACGCGCGCCATCCAGAAGCCGGTGGACGGCAGTGTGCGGGTGGCGATCGGCGGTATCGAAGCCGTCGGCGGATTTTCCTGTGACGGGGCCAGCGGCGCCGTCACCTTCGACACCGCGCCCGCCGCCGGTGCGCCGGTCACGGCGGGTTTTGCCTTCGATTGTCCGGTGCGCTTCGACAGCGACAGCCTGTCCATCAACCTGGCGAGTTTCGCGGCGGGCGAAATCCCCTCCATTCCCCTGATCGAGGTGCTGCTGTGAAAGTGCTGGCGGACGGATTGCAGGCGCATCTGGACGGCGGCGCCACCACTTTGTGCTGGTGCTGGATGCTGACCCGCCGCGATGGTGTGGTGCAGGGCTTCACCGATCACGACTGTCCGCTGGCCTTCGATGGGGTCAGCTATGAGGCGGTCAGCGGTTTTAGCGCCAGCGAGATCGAATCCAGCCTGGGGCTGGCGGTGGACAATCTGACCCTGACCGGGGCGCTGTCGTCGGCCACGCTGAACGAGGCCGACCTTGCCGCCGGGCTTTATGACAATGCCGCGATCCGGATATGGCGGGTGAACTGGAGCGACAGTGCCCAGCGCGTGTTGATGCGGGCCGGCACCCTGGGCGAGGTGGTGCGCAGCGGCAGTGCCTTCCAGGCGGAAATCCGCGGGCTGGCCCAGGCGCTGAACCAGCCGGTGGGCCGGGTGTTCGGCCATCTGTGCGATGCCGACCTGGGCGACAGGCGCTGTGGCGTGACACTCGATATCCGCAGCGGCACGGTCGCCGCCGCTTATGACGCGCGGCGCTTTTCGGCCGGCGGGCTGGATGCTTTCGCCGGCGACTGGTTCAGCGGCGGCAAGCTGACGTTCACGGACGGCGTCAATCGGGGCCGCGCCATGGAGATCAAACGGCATGCCGTCTCGGGCGGCATCGTCACCATCGAATTGTGGCAGGCGATGAGCCTGACGCCCGCGGCCGGCGACAGCTTCACCGTCACGCCCGGCTGCGACAAGCAGTTCACCACCTGCAAGGTGAAATTCGCCAATGCCGTGAACTTCCGCGGTTTTCCCCACATGCCCGGCAATGATGCGGCGCTGGCCGCGCCCGCCGCCGGACAGCCCATGGATGGCGGCAGCCGTTATGGAAATTGACACGGCCCGGCGCATCGTTCTGGCCGCGCGCGGCTGGATCGGCACGCCATACCAGCATCAGGCCAGTGTGAAGGGCGCCGGGTGCGATTGCCTGGGGCTGCTGCGCGGGGTGTGGCGCGGTTTATACGGCGCCGAACCCGAGGATATGCCGCCCTATGCGCCCGACTGGGCGGATACGCGCGGCGGCGAGACGTTGCGGGACGGGCTTGCGCGGCACCTGGAGGCGGTGGCGTGCGGCGCCATGGCGCCCGGCGATGTGGCGCTGTTTCGCATGGGACGCGTGCCGTCCGCCGCGCGCGGCGGCCCCGCCCGCCATTGCGGGATCGTGGCCGAAAAAGACGGTGCGCGCACGCTGATCCATGCCTGCCAAGGGCGCGCGGTGCGCGAGGAAGCCTTTTCGCCGCTCTGGCGCCGCCGCCTGGCTTTTGTTTTCCGTATTCCTTCGTAAGGATCGTCATGGCTTCCCTTCTGCTGGGCGTCGCCGGTTCGGCGCTGGGCGATTCGCTGTTCGGCGGCATCGGTTTCTTGGGCGCCACCCTTTCCGGCGCGCAGATCGGCGGCGCGCTGGGGTCCTTGGCGGGCGCGGCGATCGATTCCGCCCTGACCCCCGGGCGCCAGGTCACGCGCACCGGCGCGCGGCTGGGCGATGCCAGCCTTCAGGCTTCGAACGAAGGCGCCGCGATTGCGCGCATCTTCGGGCGTGTGCGCCTGTCGGGCCAGGTCATCTGGGCCAGCCGGTACAAGCAGACCGTCACCACCACAAAGACCCATGACGGCGGCAAGGGCGCTCCTTCGACCACCGTGACCGAGACGGACTACAGCTATTCCATCTCGCTGGCGGTGGGCCTGTGCGCGGGGGCAGCGACGCGGCTGGGGCGGGTGTGGGCCAATGGCAACCTGCTGGACCTGTCGCAGTATACGCTGCGGTTCCATCCCGGCAGCGAGGACCAGGACGTCGATCCGCTGATCGCCGCCATCGACGGCGATGTGCCGGCCTATCGCGGGCTTTGCCATGTGGTGTTCGAGGATATGGCGCTGGCCGCGTTCGGCAACCGCATTCCCCAGTTGCAGTTCGAGATTTTCCGCAGCCTTGGGCACGACCGGCCGGACAGCCTGGAGAACCGGCTGGGCGGCGTGCAACTGATCCCCGGCGCGGGCGAATTCGTCTATGCCGACGCCCCCATTTTCAGCGACGACGGCCAGGGCGGCAGCGTGGCCCAGAATGTCCATGGTGCGGACGGCGTGGCGGATATCGAAGCATCGCTGGACGCGCTGACCGCCGCGGCCCCCAATCTTTCCAGTGTGGCGCTGGTGGTGGGCTGGTTCGGTGACGATCTGCGGGCGGGCGAGATCGCCATCCGCCCCTGTGTGGAGGCGGCGGACAAGGCCAGCTATCCCGAAAGCTGGTCGGTGGGCGGTATCACGCGCGCGGCGGCCCATGTCGTCAGCCAGCGCGATGGGCGTCCCGCTTATGGCGGCACGCCGTCCGACGCCAGTGTGGTGGCGGCCATCGCGGCGCTGAAGGCGCGCGGGCTTTGCGTGACGTTCAATCCCTTCCTGTTCATGGATGTGCCCGATGGCAACGGGCTTACCGACCCCCATACCGGCGCCGCCGGCCAGCCCGCCTATCCCTGGCGCGGGCGCATCACCTGCGATCCGGCGCCGGGCGTAAGCGGATCGCCCGACCGCACACCGGCGGCGGGCGCGCAGGTGGCCGGGTTTTTCGGCAGCGCCACGGCGGACGATTTCACCGTCAGCGGCACGGATGTGCGCTGGCGCGGGGCCGAGGATTGGGGCTGGCGGCGCATGGTGCTGCACTATGCGAATCTCTGTGCGGCGGCGGGCGGGGTGGATGCCTTCCTGATCGGTTCGGAACTGCGCGGGTTGACGCAGGTGCGCGGCGGCGATGCCAGCTATCCGGCGGTCGAGGCGCTGCGGGCGCTGGCGGCGGATGTGCGCGCCATTGTGGGCGCGGACACCAAGATCGGCTATGGCGCGGACTGGAGCGAATATGCCGGCCACCAGACCGGCGATGCCCCGGACGCGTTCCTGTTCAACCTCGATCCCTTGTGGGCGGACAGCCATATCGATTTCGTCGGGATCGACAATTACCTGCCGCTGGCGGACTGGCGCGACGGGGCGGGGCATCTGGATGGGGCCGTTTGGCCTTCGATCTACGATCGCGATTACCTGAAGGGCAATATCCGCGGCGGCGAATATTACGACTTTTATTATGCCGGCGCCGGCGACCGCGACGCCCAGAAGCGCACGGCCATAACGGACGGGCTGGGCAAGCCCTGGCTGTGGCGTGCCAAGGATCTGTGGGGCTGGTGGGGCAACGCGCATTATGACCGGCCGGACGGCAGCGAAAGCGCCGTGCCCACCGCCTGGACGGCGGGGGCCAAGCCGATCTGGTTCACCGAACTGGGATGTCCGGCCATCGACAAGGGCGCCAACCAGCCCAATGTCTTCTATGACCCCAAGTCCAGCGAAAGCGCCACGCCGTATTTTTCGGCGGGCACGCGCGACGACCTGATCCAGCGCCGCTTCCTGGAGGCGCACTTCGCCTTCTGGAACGATGCGGCGAACAATCCGGTTTCCGGGGTCTATGGCGCGCCGATGGTCGATACCGCCCGCATTCATGCCTGGTGCTGGGATGCGCGGCCGTTTCCCTATTTTCCCGCCCGCGCCGATGTGTGGGGCGATTGCGGCAATTACGCCTTCGGCCACTGGCTGAACGGACGGCTGGGCGCGGTGGCGCTGGCCGATCTGGTGGCGGCGCTGTGCGACGACGCCGGTTTTGCCGGCTATGACGTCACCGGGCTGGACGGCATCGTCACCGGCTATGGCCTGACCGATACGATCAGCCCGCGCGATGCCATCGCGCCGCTGGCCACGGCCTTCTTCTTCGATGCGGTGGAGCGGGAAGGAGCGCTCTGTTTTGTCCCGCGCGGCCGCGGCCAGCCGGTGCCGTTCGCCGCGGACGATCTGGTGCTGCCGGACGAAGGCGCCGCCGTCTCGCTGACGCGGGCGCAGGAAAGCGACCTGCCGCAGGCCTCGCGCATCGCCTATATCGACGGCGATCAGGACTATCGCCAGGCCAGCGTGGAATCGCGGCGCCTGGCGGGCACCTCCAACCGCGTCGCCACCTCGAACCTGCCGCTGGTCATGGATCAGCAGGAGGCGGGCGGTATCGGCGCGCGCCTGTTGCAGGATGCGTGGGTGATGCGTGAAAGCGCGCACTTTGTTTTGCCGCCGTC